CCAGTATCTCCAGCATCGTAAACATCACCATCTGCAAGTAAAAATCTATCTTTAATTTTTTCTCATGTTCCACCAAATAAGCTAGCAGGAGAGACTGAACTTGTTGACATATAAATTGATCCTACTGGATATCCATTTCAATCACTTGTAGTTGGAATACTGTCATCATGATAATCTGTTTCATAGATATATCTGATAATAATATTACCATTATTTGAAGATGGACCAATTCATGAGCTACTGGTTTTAGAAATATAATAGCAAGTGCTTATCGTTGCAGTTGTTCCTGTTGTAAAAGTAACATATCTTTGTGCTGTATAAAAAGTTGAGCCGCCATATCAACTACAACAAATACTGTATTCTCTATTTGATGTCGTTTCAGAAGAAGTTTCAAAAATTTCTTCTTGAATTGTTCTTAAAGACGTTGCACCACTAGTTAAGGAATAAGCAACTACAATATATTTCTTACTAGGGATTTTTGATAGCGTAATTGTTTGTGAAGCTTGTGTTGCTGATGCTGGTGTTAGATTTTCTCAGAGGAGAGTATAAGAACTACGCTCTCCTCTAAGTTTAAATGTATTTAATGCTTTATCTCAAAGATATCCTACACCATCAGCATTTAAAAAATTATGATCTGTATAAGCCATATACTATATCTCCTATGCTGTTCTTTTGTATATATATACTACATAGTAAGGTGGCATATTGTTGTGTGAAGATCCGCCACCTGTTGCTTGGTTAACAGTTATAAATGTGTTACTTGCATTACCATCACTGATAGCTCTAACACCTATTCCACTACCTGAACCCCAATAAGCAGTCAATGAGTTAGTGCTTGTTCCACTGTGTTGGTGAGAAGGCATTTCTGATACAGTTAATGTATGTTTAACTTCACCACCCTGTTCTCCAATGGTTGTTCTATTAATTGAACCAGCACTTAAACTACCATAGGTTGTAGTTGTGTTTGCTGTATTTGAACCAGCACCAAGTAAAAATCTACCTTCAATTTTTACTCAAGTTGTTCCAACAAAACGTGTTTGAACAGCTGCGACAGTAGAATCTACTGTTGACATATAGATAGATCCAACTGGATAAACTAAATCAACAATTGGATTTACCGAAACACTTGGACCAGTACCACCTGTCTGAGCATCAATATCATCAGAACCCATAATTGTACCGACACCATTTTGAGTTTCTGTTGCATAAGGAACATATAATTGACAATTACTACTTCCTGAATAAGAAGAAATTTGCAAACCGCTTGTATAACTTCTAACTGGATAATAGTTTGTATTATTATCACTAGCTCAATAGACAGATGTACCATTAGATTTTAATACTTGTCCATTACTACCAGGACCATAAGTACTTCCACCAGAAGAGGTTGGAATATAAAGTTTATATGTTTGTAAATATATATTAGGGCTTACTGTTGCTGCCGTTGAATTTACTGAAAAAAGATTTAATACATGATCTGCTCCAGTATAGTTATCATCAATAGTAAAGCCTACGTCACCTATTTGTATAGAATAATTGTTATTATAAGCATTTAAAGCTCAACAATCTCCCGATACACCATTATAATGGTATCATAATGAATATTCATTATTATATGCGTCATAGCAAAGAGGTGAACCATCATCTTGTTTAGGATAATCTGGAAGAGAAATAGTTCCACTAGATTGAGTATAAGTATTATTATTAACACTAATAGCTGTTGTTAAACCAGGTGCACCACTTGGACCACTTGGGCCTGAAGGACCTGTTGCACCTTTCGCACCAGTTCCACCTGTTCCACCAGTTCCACCACTTGGACCTTGTGGTCCAGATGGACCTGATGGACCAGTAGCACCTTTAGGACCAGTACCACCAGTACCTCCTGATGGACCTTGTGGACCACTTCCACCTGTTCCACCAGTTCCTCCGCTTCCACCAGTACCACCTGATGGACCTTGAGGACCTTTTATACTTGTTGCATAAGCACAAGTTGTATTCGTACTGCCTGTTGCTGTAACACGATACATGTTACCATTAGCACAGACAATTAAATCACCAACATCTATTGCATGACCAGAAGGAACGGTAATTGTACTTGTAGTAATACTTACTGAAGTTCCTGTGCCAGTTGGACTTGCAGATGAATAGAGGATATCTAATCCAGCAGGACCTTGTGGACCAGTACCACCGGTTCCACCTGTGCCACCGGTTCCTCCACTACCACCTGTGCCTCCTGAAGGACCTTGCGGACCACTTGGGCCACTTGGACCAGTCGCACCTTTTGCACCAGTTCCTCCAGTACCACCAGTTCCACCGGTACCACCGCTTGGACCTTGAGGACCTTTGATTGATGCAAGGTATGCACCAGTTGTTGTTGTTGAAGTTGTTGCGGTGACACGATACATATTGCCGTTTGAACAGACAATAATGTCACCGACATCTATACTACGTCCACTTGGGACTGTAATTGTTGAAGTTGTAATTGAAACAGAAGTTCCTGTTCCAGTTGGCGCCGCACTTGAGTAAAGTGTGTCTAAGCCAGGAATACCTGAAGCACCAGTTCCACCAGTACCTCCTGTACCACCAGTGCCACCGGTTCCACCTGTACCTCCAGACGGGCCAGTAGGACCTGTAGGACCTGTTGCACCCTTTGGACCAGTACCACCTGTACCTCCTGAAGGACCTTGAGGACCTGTACTACCTGTGCCGCCACTTGGACCTTGAGGACCTGTTCCTCCAGTACCTCCTGAAGGACCTTGAGGACCAGTTCCACCTGTTCCACCTGTACCGCCTGTACCACCGCTTGGTCCTTTTATACTTGTTGCATAAGCACCAGTAGTTGTTGTTGAACCTGTGGCAGTTACACGATAGATATTACCATTGGCACAGACAATTAGATCGCCTACGTCAATTGCACGTCCACTTGGAACTGTAATTGTACTTGTTGTAATTGAAACTGATGTACCAGTACCTGTTGGACTTGCAGAAGAATAAAGAATATCTAATCCCGCAATACCACTTGGACCTTGAGGACCTGTTCCGCCAGTTCCTCCGGTACCACCTGTTCCACCTGAAGGACCTGTTGGTCCAGTTGCACCTGTAGCACCTTTAGGTCCTGTACCACCAGTACCACCACTTGGGCCTTGAGGGCCGCTAGGACCTGTCGCACCGGTATCACCTTTAGGTCCTGTACCACCTGTTCCACCGGTACCTCCTGATGGACCAGTTGCACCAGTTAATCCTGATGGACCTGTTGGACCAGTTGCACCAGTCGCACCTTTAGTACCGGTTCCACCTGTGCCTCCTGTACCACCTGTTCCACCTGTACCTCCACTAGGGCCTTGAGGGCCTTTTAGACTAGATAAATAAGTAACAGTTGTGTTTGTGCTGCCTGTCGCAGTAACACGGAACATATTACCATTAGAAGCAATAATTAAATCGCCAACATTTATTGAACGTCCACTTGGGACTGTAATTGTATTTGTAGCAATTGTTGTCGCACTTGAGGCTGGTGAAGCGCTTGAATAGAAGGTTGCAATAGTATCAGAACGTAAAGCTAAAACTCCACTCTTTGCCGGGAAATCAACATAATATGTATCACCGCTTCCATCATCTTCGGTTCCAACAACAACAATGTTTCCGCCACCTGGATTATCATGTTCAATTTGCATGGCATATGTTGGTGCTTGTCCATCATCAAAATGTATTCTAACTGGAGTACCTTGAGATTGGAAATAAGCTTCACCATTGTCCATGGTAATCCCATTCTTAAATGTGGTCTCTGCATTAAAAGTCTTTTCACCACCAAATGTTTGTGAAGCGGTTGTAACAACACCAGCTTGATTACTTGCTGCGGCAGGAACATCAATAGTGATTTTTGGAGCGCCAGTTCCACTAGAAGCACCAACTACTGTGGCATAAGTTCCACCAACCAAATTGACTTCCGCATTATTACCAAAAGTTACTGAACCAGCTTTTACTTTTTGATTTGTATCAGTAGGAATAGTTGGTTTATTTAATAAATCATTATAATTACCTGTTTTAGAAACTTTATGTAGTCTAATAGTTCCTTGAATTGATTCATTACTATTTGTGCTTAATGCAGCAGAAGATGTTGAATCTAATTTTGGTTTATTATATAAATCATTATATTCGCCTGAAAGGGCTACTGTTTCTAAACTATCACTGAGATCGCCAATAGCATCACGAACATAATCTTGAGTGGCATATGTATTAGTATCTCAAATATAATAAACAAAATTTGGATCTAATCCAGTATAATCTCCGACTGTACCACCTGAGGCCAATATATCGTATTGCGCCTTGGATAGTTTAATGATTTTTTGTAAAAACGCCATAATTAGCCTCCGTTTTAAATCAATTGAAGCAACTAAAGTTGCTTCCTTTCTCGTCAACAAGTTGACTTCGAAACGCGGTTTCAATTAACTAAAGCCGCATTTTGAAGGAAACTTAGTTTCCTTTATTTACCCCAACCCCACCCGGCGGCCCGCCCAACGACGTACCCCAACCAATCAAAGGTCAAACGGTCCCTACCAGGGAACGATAGGCCTCCTATTTTTAATCATAATAATAATTATATGGAATATAATCTAACACATGACATAATACAGTACCAGTACTTTTATTAATAATTACGATACTACATTCTCCTGAAATACTAATTGGATCGCCATGTTTTCGATACATTCCTCATAATGTATGATATGGATATATTCCTTCAGGTATTTGATAATTGAAAGTTGTGCTATCTATTGTTTGATGTGTATTTCATCTTACTTGTCCATAATGATGTGAATTATATTTTTTTTCTTGTAAAATAGAAACCTGTTTAGGAACATAAGCATATTTTCCTCTATTCCAACTATTGCTTCATTGTCCTCTTGAACCAGAAGCTCATCTAGGACCATATACCTTTAATGCAACAGCAAGTTCTTCATTATATAATGCATCAGCTATTCATCCATCTACTATAAGAGAAATTTCGTACTCATTATCGCCTAAATCTATTATCTCATCTACTTCAATTTGTGCAGGTCCGAAGCCTTCATCTAAATGTCTTCTTAGTCTAATTGTATTACTTTTTGTTGGATAAGTTCTACATGCTGGAGAAGTTTTAATATTATCTTGCACACCTATACAACATAATATTGCTTGTACTTTTATTGTATATGATTTATCATATGAATAAGCTCATCTTGGCAATCTGATCTTACAATCGCTTGGATCTATAGGGATGGTAATGCTATCAAGATTATCTACTTTCGTAGGATATTGACCAATTCTACTTCATTTTGGATAAAATTGTTTTCTAGTTGGACTTTTTAAATGATAGCTACCATCTTGTCTTTTTTTTCTTCATACACCATCTTGATATGGTATATTAGACATATGTCAATGATCAGTTTCACCTATCAACATTCTTGTTAAATAAATACCTAATCTTCCTTGATTAAATAAGTATTTTGTATGATCACTTGGATTTTTTATTGAAGCATTAACTTCTTGATTATCTCTATCGAAACTAATTTCTACAATATCTTGTATATCTACTAATTTACAATTATTAGTATCAGTTCCCAGTCTAATTTTATAGGGTTGATCATCAATCATTATTCTTTGTTGCATAATAAACTCCTATAATGACCTTAAATCAACTATATCAACTTGAAGCCCAAGAATAGCACGATCTCTATTTGCATTATTAATCTGAGGAAATGCAAATCGAGCAACTTTATACAGGACAGGAAAATTGCCCCTATAATAATAATCAAATCCATTTGGTACCGCATATAATCCATAAGGTGTTCCCTCAAATGAAGTTGCTGCTAATAGTGTTTTTTCACTATAAACATCTTCGTCTTCATCTTCATCATAATAAGTATCATCTTCTCTTACTACAAAGATACCTTCTTTATTAGGAAAGATATAATTATATTCATCTTGATCATCATTTCCTGCAAGTAATTTTATATACGTACTATAAATCTGAATATCTGGATCATCCCATCCATATGGATTATAAACATTTATTCCATCACTATATATCTTCAAAAATTTCTCTATAATAACTTCATTATTCAAACGAATATCTGAATTAATTTGTTGAGTGTTACTAGTGTCGGAGACAATAATATTAGTATTTGTAGTTAAAGTAGGTAAACTAACATCATATGCGCCGTTGCCTAAACGAGCCGGAATAATTTCATATTCTGTGCCGCTAGGTATCTTAATTCTCTTTAATCAATATGTAGGTAATGCCATACTATTATCCCTCAATATTAGTTTATCAAAAAATCTCACTAAAATCAAAAGTCTGAAGCGAACTTCAGACTTTCTATAATTTTAACTTTAGTTTATTGAACTGTAACTGTACCAGATGTTGTTCCAACTGTAACTTGTTTTGTAACGTCTGTAGCTGTACAACCTGTAACAATATCATTACCAGCTTCAAGACTTCCTGTTGCAACTGTAATTGAACTTGATGCTGCGACAGCGACTGTTTTAGCAGATTCTGTCCATGGAACAATTGTACCGTTTGAAACTGCTGGAACAATAGTTTGATTATTTGGTGCAGCAACTGCTGGAGTTAATGTTGATGTTGAATCAACTGCACCATAAATACTTGTTGTAGATTGAACGGCTGGTGTAATTGTTTGTGAACTTGGTGCCGCAACTGCTGGTGTAATTGTAGTTGTTCCACCAACTGGTGTAAGTTTTCTTGTTGTATCTGCAGCTTTTGCAGGAGTAAGTTTTGTAGTAGATAGAACTGCTGGTGTAATTGAAATACTTGTTGAATCTACACCATAGATAGAACTTGTTCCGGCCGCAGAGAATGTTAATAAGTCTCCGCTTGCTGCACATGTAATACCTGCTGTAGTAAATGTTTGTGATGCGCCAAGTTTAGCAACTCCTGTAATTGTTGTACCTGGATTAGCTGTACCATAAACAACTTCTGAACCAACGTCTGCTGTACCATAAACAACTTGTGTACCTGCAGTAGCAACGCTTACACCACTACCAACATTTGCAGTACCATAAACTACTGCAGTACCAACATTAGCATTACCAACTGTTGTTGCTGATGCGGCTTTATTTGCCGTACCATAGGTAACTGAAGCACCAACATCGGCAGTACCATAACGAACTGCTGTGCCTGCACTTGCAACTGCAATTGCGGTTCCAGCTGTCATCTTTGAAACGCCAACTGTATCTGCTACACCAAGAATTGTTGTTGTTGATAATTTTTTCTTATCAGGTGTATATTCTTTGACTGTGACAGAACCACTTCCTGTAGGTGCGGTATAAGAACCACTTGCGCTATCTTTATATGCTAATGCACCAAATGCATCTGCATCTCCACCTAATTCATTCCATAATGTTCCATCAAATAAGAACTCTGGATCACCTTTTACAGCATCGACTTTATTTCTAATTGCGGTAAAAGATGTGTTTTCACCTGCAGTAATTGCTTCAGTAGTAATATAGTATAAATTATCGTTTTTAAGATAAGTATGTGCACTATATGCTGTATTAGTTGCATAATTGACTACTGAAGATGAGTTTGCACGATCAAAGATGACCATGTCACCTTGTTCTGCAGTATAACTTGAACTATTAATTGTAATTGGGTTAGTAGTCGCAAAATCATAAAGTGGAGTTGTTGTTTTACCACGATAGTGGATACCACCAATAACTGCACTTTCAATGCGTTTTAATTCACTACCAACATTTACTTTTTCGACATCAGTACCTATCCAAGCTCCTGCTGTATGGTCAGATGTGAAGCGGAATAATTCGCTACCATAACCATCTGCACTATAAAGAACATAATCACCCGATTCGTAGCTAGCTTCAGTACTAAAAATTGGTGCGATGAGTTCACGACCATTATAGTCGATTAAAGCATATTCATTACCACTAGGTAATTGAACTCTACCCAATTTGGCTAAATTATAATATAAACTTGTTGCCGCCATAATACTCTCCTACTAGTTAATTTCTAGTAAATTCTAATAAGTCAGTTTCTGGTTCAACATAATTTAGTTTATTGTTCCAGAACTCACGCTCTCCGGGTTGAAGATGGATCCCGGTATCCTCTAAATGTTGTTGTAATGCATCTCTGAGATCATCACCAATAAATGGTTTATCTGCTAAATAAGCATTACCATCCCCAATTTTGAAATTAGGAATATATATTACTTCACCAGTTTCTGGGTCTGTTTTTGTTTGATAATCAGTGTAAACTACTAACATTCCCTCTGGTGGACGATAACCTGGTTTTGCATTTCATTCAGCAGTAGTACCAAACTCAATGCCAGCGAATCCTGTATGTCCGCTTTTTAAATATTCAAGATTATCAAGTAAAGCATGGTTTTTTATAACAATTCCACCTTTACCACCAAATGATGCAGCGAGATTGTTTTGCTTCATTTGTCCAGAAATTCTTCCTGGACCAATTGTCGCAGATAAATTATTTTTACTCTTGATCATTTTCTTTTCTATGAATTACTTCAAATTGTCCTTCGTGAACTACGGTATAGATCTCGCCGCTTTCTAATTTTACTATAACATCGAAGTTCCAATTGCCAACTCATAAAGGTTGAGTTTCTTCAGGAGTAAGCATAAGAACAAATAAGTCATCACCATCTTCACCTTGTTCTAAAGTTGGTGACATCACTTTGTCTAACTCTAATGATTTACAAATAAATTTAACTTCTTCTATTGATAATTCATAGGGATTATGAACAGTTAAGACAACATCTAGTGTGTCGCCTTGAATAACAGATATATATTCTTTTGCCATTTCTGATGTTCCTCTACCTATACATTAAAATTTTAATATGAAAAGTTAAATAAATCAAATTTATCAAAAAACGGGATTGAATCACGCGGGGAAAATTACATTTAAAGCCAAAAATCTTTTTGCAAAGCCGATTAAAATATACTATACTTATATATAAGTTAAAGGAGAAAAACAATGGCGGTAAAACGTAAGGTGAGCGCAGCACCTGTAAAAGTAAGATTGCGCAAAAATCACGGTCCTAAAAGACATCTATGGCATGATTATGGCAAAGTTGGCCGCATCAATATGGGTCAAGCTGGTATGCTAACAAAGTATCATGATAAAGAGTCATTTGCGTTGTCTCTTGCATCACGCGGTGTCAAGAGTGACATTAATGAACTTTGGTCAGAGTTTGTTTTATTAAAGACAAACAGAGAAAAAGATTTATTCCTTACTTCTGTTAAAGAACACGCGGAAAAAATTCTTGAAAGAAAAGCGAAAAAATCTTTGACTAAAGCTAAAAAATAATATATACTTATATATAAGCATCTTGAATGCTTATAATTATTGGGAGTTATAAACCCGACCTACCTCTTGGGCAGCATAGAGGTCGTGAATGCCTATTTGCTAATTGTTCCGATATGCGGCATTGCTACGACAATTGCTTAAACAATGTGAAGCGGAAGTCTGTACAGAACCTTGCTTTAGCCAACTAGTTTCTCAAGTCAATGAAACGCCTTGGAGGTTACGGAATTCACCCTTAAGAGAGCCCTCAGTTCTCAAAAATTCCTTCCAAAAAAGTGAAAATTTTCTTGACAAACCATCAGAAAAAATCTATAATTAATTATTCCAATTAAAATTAATTAATTTTGATTGGTGAAGCAGAGGGTACAGCTACCCTCTAGCAAACATCAGTATCAAGACTCGTCGCCTTTATGTGGCACTGATGATAAGTAGGATACTTCCGAAACTAAACGAGCAACGGGTAGTACGTCTCCCTTGATGACGTCGGACACATACATCTTGAAGTATGTCGGCAATAGGATGCCGTCCTTCATATGAGGTAGCTACCATAAGCCTACCATCCTAGTTCTTCCTGTCTATTTATATAAAGCCTTCTTGACCATGGAGATAGATGTGCATTAAATAGACTAAGTTAGTATCACGAAAAGGATACTGGTGTGTAGCAGACACCCGAGGTGCTGAACCATCTGCTCGTTCTTTGAAAATTATCTTTGCAACCAGGTGAAGATGGTCTTGCGGACCGCCTGGAGCTAACTAGCGAATGAAAGCATTATGGGATACTGTAATGTAAGTAAAAAACCTATCGGGAAACTTATAGGTAAACCTACTTTGGGAATAGCAAGGATCTAGTTGGTTGTGCAATATGTTAACTACAGCATAAGCAAAATCTGTAGCCCAGCGGTGACAAGTAGCTCTGCAGTAATGCATCTCACCTGACGTTGATTAGCCTGAGAAACTAGTTGGCGCGGTCCTCAAGGAAGCCGGTGTCTTGATTGTCTAGTAATAGATTATAACTGGGAAATGATTGTTCGAGTAGCCGAAAGACAGCGAAAAATAATGGCTTAGGAGTTATACGGATCACTATAATTAGATCGACCCCTATATTAGATTCTGAAGCTCGGTGAAAGTTGAAGTATATTGATTACTTCCATTGTTACGCTTTGTGCCATTGGAGAAGTGCTTGGGTCGCTCCCTTGCCCTCAGACTCTAGTGAATGTGTGCGAATGAATGCTTGTTAATAAATGTTGTATGACGAAGGTCAGCACAAGATAATTTTCAAAGGACGCTAGTTCCTAACCTAACAACAGGCTCCGCAACAGGAGTGGATGAGCTTCTTCCTGAGAATAAGAGTGAGAAGAGTTAGCTGAGTGACCACTTCCGATAGTTAGGAATTACCTTCGTTTAATTGTTTCCGTTAACAACAATTCGTTGGTGACTAAACGAGAGCAGTCACAGGTAATTGCCTCCTAAAACGGCATTGATGGTGCACTTATTCTAACCCATCAACTTCCTCCTTTCGCCTTAAACGGCATTAAAGCATCTTCGGATGCTTTTTTTCTTGCACATTTACAAAAAATTCTCTATAATAATTAAAGGAGTATTTTATGTTTGAAAAATTAGACATCATTATCCCTCAATACAATGAGGACGAAAAGAAAATAAAACCACTTTTAACTTCATTAGAAAATCAAATAGGTGTAAACCTTAATAAGTACATCAATGTTACAATAGTAAATGACCATTCAGATATGAAATTATCTGAAGATTTTTTAAAGTTATTTTCTTTTCCTATTACATATCTTGAAACTCCGCAAAATGGTGGTGGAGGAGATGCCCGTCAATGGGGCATCGACCATACGTCTAATCCATTAATTATGTTTTGTGATGCAGATGATCGTTTCTTTGACTGCTGTGCATTGATTAACTTATATAATGCTATGAAAAACAACAACAGTCCTATGGAATGGAAGATTATGTACAGTGACTTTTATGAAGAGCAGTATAGTGAAGACGGCTATGACTTAATTAGACACGACTCACCCTCTGCTATTTGGTTACATGGAAAAGTCTTCCGCCGTTCATTTTTAGAACAATATAATATTAGATTTATTCCAGGATTAAGAAGTTTTGAAGATACATATTTTGGAAACATGGTTGCTTTATTAAGTGCGCCGCAAGAACAATTACATTGTCATTATTTTACTTACTTATGGTGTAAAAATCCGCAAAGTGTAACTGCACAATGGACAAGAGAAAAGAAAGATTATCTTTATTGGAACTATCAAGACTACGTTACTTGTAATAAATCTGTTATTGATAATGTATATGCTATTGATCCAAAAAATCCTGGTTTACCACAAACTATTCTTATTGATATTTTCTTTAGTTTTTTTGTTTGTCAGCTTAAAGAATTTGAACCAACAGAACAAGATGATATTCAAGAGATAATTAAGCGAAGAAATTCGTATGTAAACTTTATTTATTATCTTATAAATACTTATATAGATTTAATTAAATTACCACCGAATAAAATGAGAATGGCATATTGGACCGCACGAAAAGATATGTATAGATATGGTATGTATCATGATACTATGCTTTGGAATGATTTTATTATTGGTTCAGTTAAAGCGGGAAAAATTGGTAAAGATGCTCGTTATTTAATGGTGAATAATTTATTACCAGAAAAACAAATTTGTTATTCTGCCGCAGCAAGTGTATAATTATTTACCTAGTAAGGTGAGGGCCCGATTCGTGGTAGGATAAGGGGAACCCAAGGCCTTCTCGAAATGCGGGTGAACGGGAGAGTTGGCACGCACGTAGACCTTAAGTGTCCGGCGAAACGGCGCGAATGGTGTGAATTTTCAAGTTTCACGCTAGGTATTAAGAAAAAATAAATGGCAAGATTGATTTCTTGCCTTTTTTTATATATAATTAAATAGTATGGGATATATTTACTATATTTGATTACCTAATACAAAAACTATCAATTTATCTTCTGGTGCTGGTAGTTATATCGGTCAAGGAAGTACTAAATTAGATAATGGTAGACCTTATGGACGTATGCTAGAACATTTACAAATAGCATATGGTCAGAAAAAAGGTCCTTTTTATGGTTCTGAAAAATTAATTAGAGATGCTACTGCTTCTGGTGTTATGTTTGGTGTATATGATGATATAAATTATGGTATACTTCCTAAAATTTATGACGAAATGAGAGCAGAAGGTTGAGAAATAGAAAATGAGACACAAAAATTAGATGCCGCAGAAATTTTACATATTATTTCACATAATGGCGATTTATCAAGTGGTAATATTGCAACTGGTGGACAAGGTAATTTGGTTTGAAAACTCGATGATGCATCTTGAGTTACAAGATTTGAAAATGAATTTGCATTAACTAAAAAAGACTACTCTACTGCAAATTTAAATGAAGTCAGATTATATTGACATGATTCTAAAGATGTTGCACTTAAAAAATTATTTAGTCCAGAAAAATTTTTAGTATTAAGAGCATGTTCTTTTGCTATTCAAAAAAATATTCTTAATAATATACCTTTTTTAGAGGGAATAGTATTAGAATATTTTAAAACTAAAAAACTTAATAATACAAAAATCAAACAACAAATTAATAAAATTACTCAAACTATTAATACAAAAATCTTTAAAGAAACAAAAGTCTCTGCCATTGATAATAATAATTTAATAAAATTAACAACAGACAAATTGGTAAAATGAATAGATGAACGTATTAAAATAAAAACAATTAATGATTTAATGGATATGTTTAATAAAGATTTTGGAAAAATAGTTAATTATACTGTTCATGGTGTTCCTGGTTTTAAAAAAGAAGATACTAGTAATAAAATTGTTTATCATAAAACATTTGATATTAAAAGAACAGATTTAGTACAATATATACCTACAAAGAAACCATTATGATATACGACATTAATGCAAAACGTTCCTGGTATTCCAGTCAATCATACCAGTGGTCGTCAAGGAAGCAATGAAAGCGGATTAAATCGTATAGTTAGTGAATGTATTTATGATATTTTTAAACATTACTTATCCATAGCAACAAAAAGTTTAGGAAATACAAAACCATCAGTAACTTTAAGAGAACGTTTACAAGAACTTTATCAAGATAATGGAATTAAATTATTCAATTTTTCACAATTCTATGAAATAGCAATTACAAAATGAAGATTAGAAAAAAATAGATATTTATTAGAAGGTGAATATAATACTGATACAGATCGTTATAAAGTAACCTTTCAACAAGATTTTAGTGATAATGCATGAACTTATGAATGAAGTGAAGAGTATATTAATAAAGTCGAATCATTAGAACAAAATAATATAATTATTCCATCTTATTTATGATAGTAAAAGGAGATTTTATGTTAGGAGATCTTTATACAAATGGCAAGAGAATTTTTGCCGAATTAACACCAATTCATCTTGGTTGATATAAATTAAAACCAAATGCAATTATTCCAACAAAGTGTAATGAAAATGCTGGGTTTGATATATATACTATCGAAGAAGACGTCACTTTAGCGCCGCATTCTCAACATCTATTCTCAACAGGTTTAGCCGCAGTAGTTGAACCAGGTTGATGGTTACGTGCCGAAGACCGCGGCTCAACGGGCAGCAAAGGGTTGCATATTCATTGCGGTGTTGTGGATAATGGTTATCGTGGAGAGATTTTTATTTGTTTAAATAATGATAATCCATATCCTGTTAAGTTTACTAATACCGAAGAACCAGGAATTCATAAACATCAAGAAACACAGATGGTAACCCATAAAAATTCCGATGGAGTAGTATTGGCTGTTTATCAAACTATATTGGTTGATGTAATTGATTATTTAGTTTATCCTACATCAAAAGCTATTGCTCAACTCGTACTAATTCCGCAACCAGATGTTTATAGTAGAGAACTTACTGCTGAAGAATGAGAAGCGGAAAAAATTACTGAACGAGGCGAAGGAAAATTAGGAAGTAGCGGGAAATAGCCTTGACAACTATATAAAAGTTTTTTATAATTATATGTTAAACATAAGCTCAATTGTTGCTGCGATTGAAAGTCCTCAGCAAGGGACTTTGTTCTTATGTTGAAGAAGAGCACGGCTCTTCTTTTTTTACGTATCAAAAATCGCATAAAATTGCTAAAAGACAAATAAAAACTTATAATTATATAAATAAATGTGGTATATTTTTTACCACTGGAGGTAATTTTAATGGGTAAATATACAAACGCACTTTATCCTGACAAAATCAATGACTTAGTCGATAATGACGGCAATATTAATGGTCAAGCCATCAGCGGAAAAGCCGACCTTGTCGATGGAAAAGTCCCGGCAGACCAATTACCTTCTTATGTTGATGACGTTATTGAGGCCGCATCTAGCTCAGCTTTCCCAAGTGAAGGCGAAAAAGGTAAAATCTATGTTGCCTTAGATACTGGCTATACATATAGATGATCTGGTTCTGTCTATGTCCAAATCGGCGGACAAGATTTAAGTCTTTATGCCACAACTGAATATGTTGATACTGCTATTGGTAATGAAATCAATGGAGAATTCTAGTTATGGCAAGAAGCGAAAATAATTTAAGAGCAGTATTACAAGATACTGCAGATGCCATTCGCGGAAAAACTGGCAGCCAAGAAGCAATTTGTCCTCGTGACTTTGCTGATGAAATTGAAGCTATTTCTACTGGTATTACCCCAGAAGGAACATATTATGCTAGCGAAAATGGTGAATACGATATTACTGAATATGCTTATGTAGATGTCGACGTTGCAGGTGGTCCTGCTGAAAATGGCAACTATACCATGTATAATGGTAATTTAACACAAAACGAAATTCTACGTACAGATGGCGACTATTATTTGTTTAATTCTTACAATTTCCCAGAATTACAACAATTTGAAGATACACATATTTATCAATATGATAGTACAAATGGATTTACAGAGCAATCCGTATATGAGAGAGGTAATTATACCTTTTATGAAGATGAACTTCGCTTAAACGATACAAGTTCTGATGGAGTATATTATTTTAATTGAAATAATATGCCTGAACTAAAGTCATTAGACAATGGAAGTGTTTATATTTATCAAGGTGGCAGTAGTTTTGAAACATTAGATCTTCCTGAATTCGTTGATGAAACTTTCTATCTTTATACAGAATCTAATGGCTTAACTGATGCAGGAATACAAACAGAAAGCTTCTACTATTTTGGTAGTAGTGCTCAATATTATGAAGTTTTAACTGAAGGTGAAGGTGTATATTACTTTGATGGCAGTGACTATTTAAGTAATAAATATTTAGAAAGCTATCACACTTACTATTATAATGGTGGTAGTGAGTTTTCTGATATGGGAGAGATGGATCCAGGCATTTATAGTATATATGATCATTATGCTAGTGAATTAGATCTCGATGAATCAAAGCTTTATCGTCCATTTATCGGATCTGGTCCGACGGAACTTAGAGAAGAAGAGTGGTATAATGATATGCTTGAACTTGAAGTAGGAGGATCTGTAAGTTTTACTGTTGAAGATTCTTTAGGAAATCAATATTCATTTACCGCTACAAGAACTGCTTAATTAATTAAACTAAAATTAAAACTTTGAACTTTGATTAGTTCAAAGTTTTTTTATATACTAATTTAAAGGAGATATTATGGAAGAATTAATATCGGTTATTGTAACTTTTTATAATCGTGAAGATTTTTTAGAAGAATGTCTTCAATCTATTAAAAATCAAACTTATAAAAATTTTGAAGTTTTAATGATAAATGATGGCTCGACAGATGGTAGTGAAGTAATAGCCAAGAAATTTCAAGATGAAGATAGTCGCTTTAAGTTAATATCATCAGAGCATATTGGTTTTCCACTTGCTAAAAATCTTGGCTTGGCTAATGTGTCAGGTAATTATATTATCTTTTTAGATAGTGATGATAGCGCGTATCCTTGTTGGCTTCAGTTATTATATAATGTTTTAATAGATACTGGTGCAGATATTAGTACTTGTTATTATGATAAATATATAAATAAAAAGGCTGATGAACCAGCAAATAATTATTTTGATACACATACACTTTTTTTAGAAGAATTTAGTTTCTTTAAAATGAATTTAATATATCTTAGTAGTTGTTCTTCTTTTATGTGAAATAAATTAATTAAGAAAGAACTTTATAAAGATATTGTATTTAAAGACCAAATAGCTTTAAGTGACATTTCTGTTATGTATAAAATCTTTGATAAAGCAGATAAAGTAGTTCAAATTAAAACCCCATTGGTTCATTATCGAAGACATTTAAAAAGTATGGGCGCAGAGACAACAAGTAAAGGCTTAGAATATTATAAGTTTAGAGCTTCTGTCTTAAAAGAGAGTGCCTCATTTATTTGGAATCACTATCCACAATCTCGTTTAGCAATTAAAAAGGCTTTATATTGAGAACTTTCTATAATGATTAAAGCACTTGGAAAAGAAGTTTTTATGAAAAATATAGATTGTAAAATGTTTCATGAAATAATGCAATCAAAAATAAAATTATATCTAACAAAAGATTAAGGAGTCATTATGCAAAAAGTTTTAATTATCGGCTATGGAACCGTAGGACATAATCTTCATCGAGAACTCAAGTCCTTAAATCCAGATATTTATGATAAATATAAAGAAAATTATATGCAAAAGTCAGACATTAAGTATGATTTTGCTTTTATTTGTGTAGATACTCCTCTTACTAAAAAAGAAGATTGTGACACAACAGAAGTACTAAATGCAATTAAAGAAAATAATGCAGATATTTTCGTTATCAAGTCTACCGTACTACCTGGAACAACAGATGAATTCGCCAAATTGAGCGGCAAAAATGTTATCTTTAGTCCTGAATATTATGGCGGCACACAGCATTGTAATAACTTTGATTTTAACTTTACTATCCTTGGCGGCCGCAAAGACCTCTGTTGTAAAGTTCAACAATTGCTACAAAATGTTTATGATGCCACACATTCTTTCCGCATCGTAGATGCAAAAACAGCAGAATTAGTTAAGTATATGGAAAATGCTTGACTTGCTACAAAGGTAAGTTTCTGCGGGCAATTTTATGAAATAGCGAACACAATTGGTGTGAACTATGAGGAATTAAGAGAATTGTTTATTCTTGATCCACGTATAAATCCTTCTCATACATTTATATATAGTGACCATCCTTATTGATCAAGTCATTGTTTGAATAAAGATGTTCCTGCTATAGCGAACTGAGCGGACGCAAAACTTCTTAAAGAAATTATTAAGTTTAATAACTCTCTAAAAAACCAGCATTAACTGGTTTTTTAATTTCGACAAAAATAAAAAATTTTTTTATACTAATTTAATAAGTTATGAAAGGAAAAATTAAACTATGACATTAGAAAACTTACCAGCTTATGTTCAAAGTCTTGGTTCTAATTTAACCAAATTTGAATGTAAATCAGAAGATGACACAATCGGACATATGGTTGTTGTTGAAACAAAAGAAACATTCGTCTTTGATGATGAAAGTGATGCAGATGAAAAGATTAATGACGCCCGTCAAAATCCATTATTCGCTGCTGCAACTAAGAAATATAAAGCCGGAAAGATTAACAAGGCCGGCGAAATCGTCAGACCAGAAACTTGGACTGTCGTTATCAAGCTTAACCATTAATTATGACACGACCACTTTCCGGGATATATAAAATAACTAATCAAACTAATGGAAAGTGTTATATAGGTCAATCTAAAAATGTTTACGAACGTGAGGCGGAACATTTTTCCGCCTTGCGTCGCAATAGGCATCCAAATGAGCAGATGCAAAAAGATTGAAATAAATCTAATAAAGGTTTCCGCTTTGATGTAGTTGAGTGATGCGGTTTAACACAGCTTAATGAGCGAGAAAAGGCTTGAATCGAGAAGTGCGGTTCAATGGAGCCAAATGGATATAATCAAGGTTGAGTACCTTACAAGCGTAGAAAAGAGAGAAAACCGCATTATAGAGTGAGAAAATATAGGAGATCTAGTTAATGAAGAAGGTTTTTACTACTGGAACATTCGACATATTACACTATGGACATATTAGTTTTCTCCGCAGGGCAAAAGCTCTCGGGGATTATTTAATTGTTGGCGTAAATGTCACACCAGAAGGAAAAACTCCTTTTTATTCTTATGAAGAACGTAAAGAAATTCTCATGAGTTTAAAATATGTTGATGAAGTCGTACCTCTATATAGACAAGCGGATAAATTTATTTATATAAAGTATGCGGACATTTTTGCTTGCGGTGCTGAATACCGCGAGTATGATGATGTTAAACATATATCTCAAAAAACTAAAGTTGTCTTTATTGACCGCACACCAAAGATTTCTACGACAGTAGAGAAAGCATGATTAGGTGAACAAGAGCATTTTAAGACACTTTGTGTTGATATAGATAATACTATTGCTTTTACAAAAGATAGAGATTTTGAACATTCTTTACCAGACAAACAAGTTATTGCGAAAATCAATGCTTTCCATGATGCGGGCTGAAAAGTTATTCTTTCTACTGCTCGTGGCGGAAAAAGTTGTAAGACAATAGAAGAACGAATTGCCAAATATGATGAAATTACTCGTAAATGATTAGATGCAAATCATGTTGAATATGATGAATTGTGGTTTGGTAAACCTAATGCGGACTTCTATATTGATGATAAAAACATGTCAATTGATGCACTTCTTGATTTTAAGATTGATGAAGTTGCACCAATTCAAAAACAAATTAAGGTAATTGAAGAAACACCTAAATTATTAGAGACTTGTAATACAAATGACAAGATAGATATTATTGTGCCTTGGGTAGATGAAAATGATCCCGCATGACAAAAGGACTTTGAATACTATCAAGACCAAGAAATTGCAGAAAAAATTCAAAAGGCGGAAAATAAACAAGCCTTTGGAAAAGAAAGAACTCGTGATTGAGGTGTCTTTAAATATTGATTTAGAGGCGTAGAAAAAAATTGTCCTTGGGTTAATAAAGTTTTTCTTGTTGTTCAAAGAGAAAGTCAAGTACCTGAATGAATTAATAGAGAATGTCCAAAACTCCGCATCGTTTACCATGATGAGTTTATTCCTGCGGAACTATTGCCGACTTTTAGCACATTAACAATAGAAACTTTCTATTATAGAATACCTGATTTAAGTAATTTCTTTATTGTATGTAATGATGATTTCTATTTCTTAAATCCTATTCCTAATGATTTATTCTTTAAGAATGGTAAAATTCATCAAGGTATGAAAGGAAGCCGCACAAAGAATTGAAGTAATGGAAATGGTACTTGATCCCGTATAATTTCAAATAACAATAGTTTTATTGAAAAATACATTACTAAAAGAACCATGCCATCTTTCCATCATTATAGTCATTTGCCAGATGGAAGGGTAAAATCATTTGAAATAGATTTCATGAGTAAATATTATGCGGAAATTTATGATAAAATGAAGGTTTCTAGATTTAGACATCCTAAAAATGTAATTCCTTCACTTTTATATATTGATGCGATGAAATATACTGGCTATGGTATATTAGATAGTCGTGTTTATAAAAATTCTTGCTATGCGGAGATAACTGCCCGCATGAATTATAAAATATATGAAAATAAAGAAATGGTTTGTTTTAATGATACTGCGAATTCAAATAGGGATTTTGTGCAGGCACAGAAAAACCTTGTGGCCTTTTTAGAAAGTAAATTTCCTGAAAAAAGTCAATTTGAAAAGTAGATTTTTAACACATTGGTCTTCAATAAATCTTGTATTTCTTAAAAAATTTTTCTATAATATTTATAGAGATAAGGAATATGGCATTTATTTATAAGATTGAAAATAATATAAATCATAAAGTTTATATTGGTGAAACATTAAATCCTGAAGAGCGATGAAGTCGTCATTTAACTGATTTACGTCATAACAAACATCATAGTAATAAGTTACAACGTGCTTTTAATAAATATGGTGAGAATGTATTTTGATTTGAAGTAATAGCAGAAGTTAATAATGATACTCGTTATGAAGATGAAAAACAATATATTCAACAATATAATAGTTATAACTTAGGTTATAATGAAACTACTGGCGGAGATAATCCTGGTTATGAGAAAAAACAAAAAGTAGTATATTGTTATGATTTTAATGGAAATTATTTAGATGAATGATATATTTCTGGAAGAGAGGCATCTCGAATTCTTAGTATAGATCAAGCGTTATTACAAAAAATATGCGTTGGTCAGAGAAAAAGTGCATATGATGCACAAGGACGTAGATTACGTTTTAGTTATAAACTTGTAGATTTTCTTGATACTATAGAATCTAACTATACAGGTAAAAAGAGTATTAATCAATATGATTTAGAAGGAAATCTTATTAACATCTTTGAATGTAAAGGTGATGCGGCTGAATTTCTTGGACTTAGTCGCAATAGCCGTGGTGGATTAATTCGTGCAATTAAAAACCAAGAACCATATCATGGTTCAATTTGAAAAGAAAATTAGGGCGTTAGTGTAATGGCAGCACAACGGTCTTCAACTTGGAGCTTTCAATAAGGGATTATTGAAAGAATGACGTAAATTCAATGAAGTCTTTAAAATGATAACGTTGAGCGAAGCTCGAAAGAGAACGTGCAGAGACTATAATCGTCCATCTAGAACAGATGAAGGCATAGTCCAGACTACAAACAGAAATGGTAGTGAAAACTATAGTAGTAAGCAAAACCGTAAAGATTCCGTGTCCAAAGCGGTAGGTGTGGGTTCGAGTCCTACACGCCCTGCCATCAAAAAAGATTCACCGAAGAGAAAGGAGTATTATGCGAAAATTTAGAATACATGTATTAGGATTGCCACATACAAGAACTAATACAGACTATACTGCTTGTGCATTCACGCAAAAAGCATTACAATTTTGTAAGATGATGCATGAACGTGGTCATTACATTATTCATTATGGCGTCGAAGGTTCTAATCCAGAGTGTGATGAAAATGTAGTCGTTTTAGATGATAAAACTTTTAAAGAATCTTATGGTGTAAATGATTTACATAAAGATCTTTATATTTATGGCGTAAATTATCCCGCATACGATGTATATATTAAAAATACTATCGCAGAAATCTCCAAAAGAAAACAACCACTAGATATAATCCTTCCATTCTGGGGTATCGGACAAAAGCCAATTAGTGACGCTTTTCCTGATTTAATCTCTATTGAACCTGGTATTGGATATGTCGATGCGGCATATACTGATATCCGCATTTATGAGTCATATATGATGATGACTCTTCAAGCGGGTTTAGATAATAACCATTTACAACCGTCTTTTTATAGAGTTGTAATCCCTCCTTTTTTTGATTTAGAAGATTTTGAATACAATTGGAGAGACAGAACAAAAGGTGACAATGTTTACTTTGCCTTCTTAGGTCGTATTGGTGACCATAAAGGCGTGAACATTGCTATGGATGTTTGTAGAAAAATTGGTGCTAAACTAAAGGTTGCGGGACAACCAACCGATTTCTACGCAAACTACCAGTGGCCTGATTTTGTTGAGTTCGTTGGTCATTGTAATAAAAAACAAAGAACAGACTTATTTAAAGGTGCTGTTGCGACATTCGTTGCTTCACGCTATATGGAACCATTTGGTTATGTTCAAGTTGAGTCATTACTTTGTGGAACTCCAATTATCACTACTGACTGGGGAGCATTCCCAGAAGTAAATATTGAAGGTGTAACAGGTTATAGATGTCGTGTATTTGACGATTTCGTTAATGCTGCGTTAAACTGTTTAGAGAATAAAATTAAACCTATTGATTGCCGCAAACGTGGAGAAGATTATCGCTTTGAAGCAATTGCGCCGCAATATGAAAAATTCTTTAATGATGTATATAATCTTTATTCTACTGAAGGTTGGTATACATTAAATCAAAATACAAAAGACAGAATTAAATAGCCGGTGTGTCTCAGGCCGACTTGAGCAACAGGATGCTCAATAAATCATTTTATACGGAGGTTAGAAAGTATGAAATATTACTCAGACAAAACAAAGAAACTTTATGATACCGAAAAAGATCTTCACGATGCTGAAAAAGCATTAGTTAAACGTGAAGCGGAAGAAAAAGCAAAACGTGAAGAACGTTCTGCTAGAGCAAAAGAAGTTGAAGATGCTTATAATAAATATGTTGAACTTCTTGATGCCTTCCTTAAAGACTACGGTCATTTCCACACAACAATCAACAATGCAAATTCTTTGTTTGATTTCATGTTTAATCACTGGCCATTTTAATTAAATTAACTATTAAACTGAGATAGACTTTCCTATCTGGAAAGTCTTTTTATTTTTTCATTTTGGACAAGTCTAATTTTGATAGCTATAATATAAAAGAAAGTAGAAAGGAATTTTATTAATGATAATCAAAGCATATAATGAAAATCATAAATATCTCCTGTTCATTGACTTGGAATTCGTAAGCACAAAAGAAAAATCACAGCTAGTTCAATTCGCGGGCTTACTATTCAAGAGAGTTGATACAGAAACATATCAACTAATGCGCAGTTATAATCAATATATTACTGGTCAAGTATGCTATCCTTTTATGGAGTATACATCAATTACCAATAATTTTCTTGCTGAAAATGGAATACCATTAAAAGATTTAGTTCTACTTTTAGAAGATACGTTAATTGATCAAATTGATTTAGATGATACACTTTTAGTTAGTCACGGACTTAAAAATGACCGCATTATTTTAGAAGAAAACGGCATTTTTTTCCGCAACTCTAAAGGACTTCCTATTGACGGTTTCTGTACATTTACTAATGCACGCCGCATCCTTGGAAGAACTGAACAATTAACTTTATCAGATGTAAGTGAAGACGCGGGTTACTACATCCATAATGCTCATAATGCTTTTTCTGACGTATGAGCTGAAGTTGCAGTTTTTACCTATCTTAAAAAGATAGAGCAACAGGAGAAATAATTATGTATTTTGTAGATTTAAAAAACCTAGATATTAAAAAAGAGTTTCACTTTGAAACATTTACCTACAATGTGCCTGACATCACTGAATTAAGCGTAGCCAAAACTAGAACAATTTTAGATGATGCAATCATTGAACTTATTAGTTTAGCCAAGGAATCTCATAAAGATACACCTGTTAATTTTGAAATCATTATTGATGGTCAAGGACCAGCTTTACCTGAAGATGCGGAGAATTTTCTCTCTGTTATTAATGTTGGTTCAGTTGAACTTTTAAGATTACTCTGTACTGAAAACGGACGTCCACGTGAATATCATTTGGATGTTCCTGAAAAATTAAAGGTAGCTAAGGTAAGTTTAAGCTCATTGAAGAAGGCAATTAATTTTGATACTTATTTGAATCAATTTAACTTAACAATTAAGTATAAAGACTTAGTTTATGTTATGTTTGATGAAAAACGAACAGAAGAAGTAAGAGAATTTATACACGAAATATCGGAGTTAGAAAACGATGCCTAATAGAACAGTTGAATTCTACGTTGATGGTGCCTACTCATCAAAAAGTCAGATGGGTGGTTGAGCCTGTGTCTGTATTGAAGATGAAATGATTATTCATGAGTGTAGTGGATATGAACCATACTCTACGAATAATCGCATGGAAATTACAGCATTTTTAGGTGCGCTTGAGTTGGCGGACACAATTGAAACAGGACATACAAAAGTAATTATTTATACAGATAGTGCTTATGTAGAAAGAACCTTCAACGAAAAGTGGTATTCAACTTGGCTTAAAAATGGCTGAAAAACTGCCGATAGACAAGATGTTAAAAATCAAGACCTTTGGAAACGTGTTGTCGCACTTTATATTAAATTAAAAGAAAAGTTTAGTTTGGAAATTGTGCGTGTCAAAGGTCATGCAGATAATAAATGGAATAATTACGCGGACTTACTTGCAGTACGTGAACGCGTGAAGTTGGAGATGTAATGAAAATTTTAGTATTAATGCCATTAGATGAAAAGAATGTATATATTGCTTCAGCAATTTATCATTCACTTGACTCCTATGCTAAGGATAGATGTTTTACTATGCCGTTTTTTATGCAGTATTTAATTACTACAAAAATTGCTCCTAATTGGACTTATGCGGTGTTCGATAGTATTTTAGCCGCAGAACGTCTTTATGAAACAGCAGAAAGAGCAAAAGATGATATGATTGTTTTTGGAAATATGCCGAAAAAATATAAGTTTGATATAGTTTTTAATATTCAAGACTTAGATGAAGATTTACCTTATGAAGATAAGTTTATGGACAAAATTAGAGAACTTATTAAAGGTGAAAAAACATTAGAAGAAAAAGTAATGGATATGTATACTAATGCGGATTCAACTATGGCTTTACATAATAAAATTGCGACCGCAGACTTTTTGTCCGCTTATTTAAAAACAGATCCACATTTAGAAGAAATCGAAGCAAAGTATAGAGAAAGTATAGATGGAAATAATTAGAGCTAATAACTTTGAATTAAAACTAGATGGTTTAGATGATTCTCAATATAAGGCAGTAGTGTCAGATAATGAGAATATTTTATTGCGCGCTCCTGCGGGGTCAGGTAAAACTACTAGTTTAATCAATGCTATTGCAAATTATAGATATAATTATTTAAACGATAAGATTTGTGCTATTACATATACTCGCGCGGCTCGTGCGGAAATGGAAGAACGTTTACAAGAAATGGGCATTTTTGATATTAATGTCACAACTATCCATGTATGAGCCAGAACTTTGCTAAATGATTTCGCGATTAAATATGGCTTTAAAGTAGAAATTTTGCAAGAGGGAAAGATTAAAGAAATTTTAAGAGAACTCGTTGCTGAATATATAATTTATTCTAAAATTAAAAATATAAATATTGATATACTCTATTCCTTTATTATGGGAAATAAGAATATGGATATTAAAGATACTTTCAAGAGAACATTGGTTGCGCTTGAAGGTAGATATATTAAATATAAAAGAGATAATCTATTATATGACTTTACAGATTATCCTTTATACCTTTATAATGTTTTAAATACTTTTGATGAAGAAATAAACAATATTGATGCGCTTTTTGTCGATGAATACCAAGATGTCGATGAAGTACAATTTGAGCTATTCACAAAAGTTAATGCAAGAAAGAAATTCTTTGTTGGAGATAGTTGGCAAAGTATTTTCGCATTTAGAGGTGCCGATGGTGAGGTCTTCCAAAAAACTACTGGTTTTGAAGAGTTTAAATTAGCATATAATTACAGAAGTTATCAAGAAATAATTGATTATGCAACTACTGTTTATTTAACTCATCGTGAAACTGCGCTTGATGAAGAAAAATGTTATATCTCAGAAGTAATGTGAAAGAGACCAAGTTCAATTAAATGCGTGCGCGGTTATGGTGGCTCAATTATTATTGTTAATCCTTTTGGTAGAAGTATCCGATTACAAGGTGAGGACGATGAACGCCGCATTAATTTGCTTGAAGAGTTTAAAGATTTTATGTCTGATAGACCAATGATACTTTGCCGAACAAATAAACAAGTTAAGTATATAAGTGATTTAGGTTACTTTGATGTTTCTACAATTCACCAAGCAAAAGGACTTGAATATGATAATGTTTTAGTTATTGATACAACGATTGGATGTATTGAAGATTTAAATATTGCTTACGTTGCTTTAACTAGAGCAAAAAATAAACTGTTTGTCATAAACTGGCAACAATTTGAATTATTGTTTAATATATATATGAGGTAGAATTGCTATGGCAGATACATATATTTGGCATGATTTTTGTGGACAACAAAGTGGCCCAGATATGAGCGACTTGTTTTTAAAATATTATACTGTAGACAGAAGTATACAAAGACAAGAATATGAAATTGCTACTTATGCTTCTAATTCTTTAACAATTCATAATGATTTATTATACAATGATTTTTTATCTTTAGCACAATGCAGTCTATCTTACAGCGGTAATGTCAGTCTCTGAATTTATAGATATACTCCAAATGGTGACACATACTTTAGAATAAAAGGTAGTGGTAGTATTACTTTTACTTTTAATAATGGAAATAATAAATGCAAAGTTAAGTATTACGTTACCACTTCGCCATATTATTATGCCTATGAAGCAAATTCTAATATTATTACTTGTCCAGCTAATGAAGACAGGTTTATTTATGAAATAAATTATCAAACAAATATTGCTAGTAATATGGCATATAGAGTTAATGGAGTTAGTTATTTAAAATATGCTGATTTATTAACAGATGATACAGATGCTTCTGGATGAGAAAAGAATGATAAAACTAGTGTCGGTGGAATAAAAATTTCTGATTCAGCAAAATGGGGATGAAGTAATATTAAACATTATTCTATTCCAAACTATTATATAGGACAAAGTGGCGGATCAAGTAGAGGTATGCGCCGCATTAATGCTGCTGGAATGCCTAGTATTGATAGAGATAATAATAATAATTTTAGATATAAAAGTACTCCTTCTGGATTAAAAAGTAAACAGGAAGATAATTGACAATTTATTGATTGACAGCCTGAGATTTGATCAGATGAAGGTATGCGATATGTTGGATATACTTATGATATTAATAACAATAATATTAGAGTACTAAGAGATAATTCTGTAGTAAAAACATCTTCTTTAACTAATGGAGATGAGTTTTATATTATTAAATGGAGCGCGAATTATTCTTTAGATATTTCAGATAATGGATGTTCAATTTCAGAAACAAGTAGAGAAGGTGACTGGAATTGAGGTAAAAGATATTATGGTGCAAATTCTAAAATAAAATTTACAACAAATAGAAACAGTGGTGGCTTTTATTATTATAAAACAAGAGGCACTAATTTAATTTCATCAGATCAATGAACAAGTTTGGAAACAGATATTTTTAATAGCTTATGTTCAACATCTATCGACACTACAACTGAAACCTTAAATGCGAGTGGATGGGATTCTCCTGAATATACTGTTAGTAGATTACCTGATGATAGTAATTTCTTTCATAATTATATTGAAATTAATTCATTGAATGCTGCAGTTAAAATGACTACAGAAATTTTTTCAATTTCTTTAAAGAATACAAGTTCATCTAAATATTCAAGTCATATCTGTAATTTAATAGAAATTATAGCGGATAACTCAACATGAAATGTTTTATATGAATCTGACCCTCCTAGTGGATGAGAAAAACCTTCTTGAGTAGGTAGGGTTGTTGGATATAGATATATTAACATTCCATTAAATGTGTATTTAAATCCAATGCCTGGAGTATCTATAACTGGTAATAATTTTTCTCAAAATACATCATTAGCTCTTGCTTATGCGGTTTGAGGTGATGATGTTTCTAATTGAGCTCCTTATTTTTGAAGATCTATTTCTAATATTTCTCCTTATGCTGTTTCTGGACAAAGTTTTCTTATCATAAAACTAACAAAAAAACAATCATAAAATTAAAGACATCATAAGATGTCTTTTTTATTGACTAATCCAAAAAACTTTAATATAATTATATAGATTAAGAAAGGATAAAAGTATGTTAAAAGTATTAATTGAACTCGGAATTGTATTGTGCTTTTTTAATTTCTGTGCAATTATTGCTTTTTTACAAGCTAAGTATAGATAATTATGAGAACTATTAAAGATTTCGCTATGATGGAGCCAATGAAATACTATAATAATGAAGATCCATCACAAAAGCGTAATGACATGATAAACGATAAAGACAGACTTTATATCGCTACTGAGAAACATGATGGTGATTGGGGTATGTTTATTCATTATTCAAAAGGCAATAATTTAATTAGAAGTCGTAGTATTAGCAAAGTCACCGGAGTTTATGGCGATTACACAGCTAAATTACCACATCTTTGTGCAGAAATGGATAATTGGCCAGACAATACAGTTATTCTTGCTGAATTATGTTTTAAAGAATATGGCACTAATGCCAATACTGTTGGCACAAT